ATCATAATTTAGGCAAAGGATAGCCTCACCCGGTTCAAGTGAAGATAGAAGGGTTTCATCTACTTTTAAGGAGTAGCTTTCTCTCTCAATGACTTCTTTTGCTGTATCGTCCATTCGTCTAACCTTGTCCCATAGTTCAAGCAATCGTTCATCTTTGGTTCGATGTGGCTGGGTAAGTTCAAAAACAGCACTCTCAGGCAAAAATGATTTCAGTACCGAGAACCAATTTCCGAATTGAATTGCATCAATTTGATAAGTATCTCCAACTAATAAAAGCATTTCAAAGTTTGCCTTTTGTAGTACCTCTACCATATCTTTATTGCTAACTGTGCTACATTCATCGATAACTAATAATTTATATTGTGCAAAAGAGCCTTGACGTTTAAAGCTTTCAATTGTTGAAAAAGTTGTATTTTCAGCATCAATCTTTCTCATCAAGTTCTCTTTGGCAGGATTAGTTTGTGTCAGATATAATTTTGCGTCATCATTTAAGTAATGAGAAACATGATTTATTAGCGTAGATTTGCCTACACCTGCGGAACCATATATCACACCAACTTTTGATTCAGAAAAAATGCGAGTGATAATAGCTTTCTTTTCGTCACAGTCAATTTCATAATCATCAAATAGTAGCCAAATGTCCACATCATCACTGTAATTTTCGATACCAGATTCAGCCAACTCCTGTAATTTCTCGATTACTGTGCAAGTATCAAGCTTGTAATCATTTATAAATACATGGTTATGTTCAAGCATTAAATCACTTGCAGGTCTATGGCCTGAGTAAAGGCTATTATTGTATTGTTCGATAAGCTTTGGGTAATCAGGAAAATTACTCAATTCTTCAATATTTGTAAAGAGCTGACCTTTACCTTCAGTGTTATTTCTTATAAACCTTGCAAATAATTCCGGGCGCTTGTTCTTACATGGAATACAATCAAATACCGCAGATAATTTTGGATTGTGACCAACAGGGGATCTGTTAAATGGTAAAGAATCAAACTGCCTGCAACCATTTGACAAATACAAACCGGAAAGATAACTGTTTCCGGTATTTATCCATTCTTCATAATATTTGCTATAGTAACCGGATGAATATTGGTTCTTGATTATAACGTTGTTCATGTTATAAAGAAGATAACGTAGCACATTTTGTCCTTTACGCCCATTTCGTATAAGATTTCTACATTGATCTAGAATTGGAATAAAAACCGTGGATTTAAGGTTGTTTTTCCATTCTAGAGTAAGTTTGTCATATGCCTTATCTGGAAAGTCCATTAACGAAGTAAGGGTGTATCTTGTTTTGGTAAGAAACTCACAGATTATTCGTTGTTCTGGATAAGATACTCTTTTTTTCTCGCCCTTTATCAGTTTAATGAAATTTTGAAATTCACAGTCACGGATGGAAATTTCCCAGCCATCAATAATGATGATAGGCATTGTTTTTCCTAATATCTCTATGGTTTCATGTATAAGATGAAACTTTGATGCGTAATTGCTTTTGATTGGAAGTTTAGTAAAAGCAATTACTCTGTTAGATTTGGATTTGTTTTTTCTATCGTCTATGGGTGTAAATGTGACTTCATAATATATTTTTCTATTTACAAACAGTGGCTTGATTTTCTGAATATAGTATTTATCTTTACTGTCGGTATGTAATTCCACAGGATGTCGTTCTATTATTTCAGAAATCTTTTTATAGTATTCCTGTAATGTATCATCTAAATGAAGAGGAAACTTATCTATGTTATGTAATACCTCTATACCAAAGTAGTGTCTGAGAAGATTCTTTGCTTCTAATAAGTATTGGTAATACTTAAGCATTAATCGTTCAGAGCCATCTTCATCTAGGGTGTATTGTGTGGTGACAACTTCCAGGTAATTATGAAATTTATATAAAGTGTACAAGTCACTGTTTATCTGTGCAAACTCAGTGGCTTTTGCTATATTTTCAGCAGTTATAGGTATTTCTTTACCGTTGGCATAAAACTTGAGCATGATGTGATTTACGAACTTAATCAGCTGCTCTAAAATATCTTGAGAAATAGCACCACGAGAGTTATTTTCTATTTCATCTAAATGCCTACATATGACACTGTCTATCTTTTTGATAGAATCATCGATTGTTGGCATTAAAATTCCTCCTTTCCGTCCTTAATATTCTCCATCATCCCAGTCATCTATAAAAGCATCATATGGAAATGCTCCTGTAAATTGATCTGGGTGAAGTTTTACATATAGATTTCGTATTTTGATTCTTGCACTTCCTAAAAAAGGAGTGACCGAGTTGCTAACTAAAATGCAATCACTTATATTGTTTAGTTCTCCAAGCAGAGCAAACACATTTGATTTTAAGGATAAGTCCATAAAATCATTTGCTTTTAAACTCCACTTATTTTCAAATAGATCTTTAATTTTACATGGAAGTGTCATGTCGATTAAAGAGGTACTGAAATTTTCACCAATCATAGTGAGCATGATTTCATCATAGTCAGAAGTGAATTCTTGAAGTAACTGATTGTCTTCTGATGTGAATGATAATTCTGTAGTTGGCTGCTCCTCAGGAATTTCAATAGGGTCTGCATCTACACCATCTTCAGGAATTGGATACAATCGCACATAAATATTCCTCATTTCAGTTCGCTTTTTTAAAGTTTCTGGTCGAAGAACATCTCGAAGTTGGTTGCCTTCTTCGATGGATTCATTTCTGAACCAAAGAATATCAGTGTCAGGAATCCAACGCAAAAACTTATCTGAAAGATAATATGTATAATCACCAAGTACCTGCATAGCATCGATTACAATTTTTCTAAAACAAGCATCTTGAATTTTTCGTACATCGTATTTCCATGATTGCAGGAAATCATTTATTTCATCAGCCAGGGATAATTTTGTTCCTTCTCCGGTAGGGTCGTGATCCATACAATACGTGAGAAGGGGTTCAACCTGGTTTCTAAATCTTTCGAGAAAAGCAAGGTCATTCTTATCTAGCCTACTTTCATCAAGATTATCAGATGTAGCAGTAGTAGGCTCTGCCAAGTTTGAGATAGCCTTACCCCATACGTCTGCAATAGCTTGTCCGGAAGCTAACACTTTCTCAGTTAGAATATCGTGAGGTGTTTTCGCTTCATCTTTTTTAGCACTCTTCGGAGTGCTTTTTCTTCTTTGTGTAGCGGCTGTTTTTAGAATCTCTTCAAACAGGTACGCAATTCTTTGTGAGGCATTATAAAGATCAATGTCATCTATATAAGGTTGAAAAGCATCACACAATCTTTGCGTTGTTGCTTCTGGAAAACCATCTAAATATGAGATGAATTGTTCCGGTTCTATGTGTGGTAGGACACGCTGTGCTATTCTAGTGACCTTTGTTTGACCATTGTAATAAGCCTTAAATGTATTTTCACTTATATCTTCAATCTGTAATAAACCATCTTCAGTAATGATTGACTCAAAAAGCGTTCTAGTAAAAACATGAGTGCTATATGAACCACCGATGATGGGTTTTAGTATTTCTGCAAATTCTGTGAACTTCATAATCCACCTCTTTCTTCAGTTCAACCCAAGACTACCGAAGCCTACCCGTTAATACCAGGTTCTACCAAGCCATTAGTCTATACTCGTAAGTGTAAAAAACAAGCAACTAGGTGCTTGCATATGCTCAATGGGTTTGTGGGAATTTGTCTATGAATTATTATATCAAAAAAAATTACAAATTTCTACACTTTCCCATGAACAAATTATGCGTTCGCAGAGAATTGCTCGTTTATGTATAGTTTTAATTCATCTATTTAAATGCTCTGACATTGAGTTGGGTACATAAATCATTGTGTATCCACCTGAGTGGCAGACACTCAAATAAATATCACAAGGCCTGATTAGCTATAAGGGCATTGGGATACAGATATCGACACCAAACACAGGACAACCCTGTGGAAGGTGCGATGGAAGTACCCTTATTTCCTTATGCCCATTTTCTGGCTATCCGGGTCGGTACTTCTACAAGCACCGGCCTTTATTTGTTCCCATTGCCCGACTGCTGAGAACCAGGCAGAAAGGCAGGAACATTATGAAAATCAAGATGCGTTATGAGGATGCATACCAGACCCTTGAGGTCGAAACAAAGGAGATTGAAAAGTGGTTAAACATTTCTATCTCAGAAGATGAAAGCGAAGAGGATTACGAAAAGAGAATTCAGGAAGAAATCGAAGTCAGATACAACAGACCCGACTACAACAGCTGGCACAAGCATGACCGCCATACAGGTGTTGCTAAATGTAAAGGTAAAGAAGGAACTGTTGAAGTGAACACAGAGGAAGCCATCATGGCGAGAGCAATTGACACTTCTATATTTACAAAGAGCATCGATGAGGTGGAAACCAAGTTAGACCATGAATATCAGTATGCGCATTACTGTGGCTGGATTCGTGAAGTGCTTAAACCAACAGCAGCAGAAATGGTGATTGCCATTGTTTTTGATGGAATGTCTGTTGGTGAATACGCAGCATCAATTGGTGAAGATGCTAACAATGTCAGTCACCGTTATAGAAGAGCAATCAACAAATTAAAAAAAGTTTTTGAAAAAACGTCCTTTTAACCCTATCACCGAGGCTACCCATTAGGAGGCAAGGGTATCCAAGAAATTTTATGGAGGTAATTCGAATGGACGAATTAATCAGAATCAATTTTGACAGTGACAGACCTACTGTGAGTGGTCGAGATTTACACGCAGCATTGGAAGTAAGAACTGCATACAAGGACTGGTTTCCAAGAATGTGTGATTACGGCTTTGAAGAAGGTACTGACTTCTGCTCATTTTTGAGCGAAAGCACAGGTGGAAGACCTGCAGTGGATCATCAGCTTACCATTGCGATGGCAAAGGAACTCTGCATGATTCAGCGTTCAGAGGCAGGCAGAAAGTTCCGTCAGTACTTCATCAAAGTTGAAGAGGCATGGAACTCACCGGAAGCAGTAATGGCAAGAGCATTACAGTTTGCCAATAATCAGTTTTCATTGGTGAAGAAACAGAACTTGGAACTTCTTGAAACAGTAGCTGTTCAGAATCAGCAGATTGCAGAGATGCAGCCTAAGGCAAGCTACTACGATGTGGTGCTTAACTGTAAAGACCTTATCTCAACATCTGCAATTGCAAAGGACTATGGAAAGTCAGCTATCTGGATGAACCGTTATCTTCACGATAAAGGGGTTCAGTTCAAACAGGGTGATATCTGGCTGCTTTATCAGAAGTATGCAGAAAAAGGATATACAAGCACCAAGACTCACAGTTATCCAGGTTGCAATGGAGATATGCATACAAAGGTTCATACATATTGGACACAGAAAGGAAGACTCTTCATTTATGAACTTATGACTGGTGATGGATACTATCCACTTATTGAGCAGGAGGTGTAACGGATATGAGTATTGATAAGTTTAACTCCGAGGGTTATTACGACCCTACTACATATGAGGCACTTACCAATATTCACCGTGAAGAAGTGGCAGCTGATAAAAAGGCTGCCTATCTTCCTTTGGTGTATGTATGCAGTCCGTATGCAGGTGATATTGAAAACAACGTGGCAAATGCAAAGAAGTATAGCAGATTCACTGTAGAGAATAATGCAATTCCGGTTACTCCACATCTTCTTTATCCACAGTTTATGGATGATGCAAACGAGCAGGAACGTGAGATGGCTATGCACTTCAATTATGTATTGCTCGGCAAATGTACCGAGTTGTGGGTGTTTGGTGGTGTTGTAAGCCGTGGAATGGCTCGTGAAATCAATGTGGCTAAAAAAAGAAGAATGAAGATCAGGTGGTTTACCTGGGAGATGAAGGAGGTTCAGGAATATGATTAATTTCACTTTATATACAGCTGACTGCACGGGTAACAGCAGTAACTGTCTGTACCCACATAAGATGAAGGTCACGGACAAAGATACATTTATTGCAGCAATCAAGATGGATCATGTAACAGCAAAATTCAAAGGCAATTACAGAAGTAATGACAATTTCGAATACTCGGACTGTGTGCCTCTTGACTGTGACAATGACCATTCAGAAAACCCTGATGATTGGATTACACCATTTGACCTTGCAATGGCTATGCCGGGAGTTCAGTTCGCAGCATCTTATAGCAGACATCATATGAAGATAAAAGGTGACAAATCCGTAAGACCTAGATTTCATGTGTTTTTTGCGATTCCGTTAATCAAGGATGCAGAAGAATATGCAGACCTAAAAAAGAGAATTGCATCGGCGTTTCCCTACTTTGATACCAATGCACTTGATAGTGCGAGATTCCTTTATGGAACTGATGATACCGATGTTGAAATCTATGATGGTGATAAATCAATCGTAGATTTTCTTGAAGAGGATGACTTTGCTGACTTCGATGCAAGAACAGAAGAAATCAGTGAAGGCAGCCGTAACAGTACCATGAGTCATATTGCAGGCAAGATCATCAAGAGATACGGAGATACAGAAGAGGCTTACAACCTTTTTCTTAAAAAGGCAGAACTCTGCAATCCACCACTCCCTGAAAGCGAGTTGAAGGTGATATGGAGCAGTGCTTTGAAGTTCGGTAATAAGGTATCAAACCAAGAAGGGTACATTCCACCTGAACAGTACAACTCCGACTGCAGACTTAAACCGGAAGACTTCTCGGATGTGGGACAGGCTACGGTGCTTGCAAGAGAATACAAGGATACCCTTCGTTATTCTCCATCAACAGATTACATGGTTTACAACGGAAGTTTCTGGGAAGAGTCAAAACCAAAGTCGCAGGGTGTATCCCAGGACTTAACTGAAAGGCAGCTTGAAGAGGCAGAAACTGAAATTAAGAAGACCATGGATGAACTTGTAAAGAACGGTGGTATGGAAATCCTTGTATCCGTGGGTCCAAAGAAGGCAGTTCAGATGTTCAACAAACAGCAGGCTCATGCCTATGAGTTGTATGAAGATGCTGTCGCATACAAGAAGTATGCCGTTAAGAGAAGAGATACCAAGAACATAGCTGCAACACTTAAGGAGGCTCGTCCAATGCTTGAAGTTGAACAAAGAAACCTTGATGCAGATGAGTTCTTACTTAATGCACCTACTCTGACTTTTGATTTAAGACAGGGACTTAAGAGTCCACTTGAACATTTGCCGGAGCATTTCATTACAAAGCAGACAACGGTTGACCCATCAGATGATGGCAAGGATATATGGGAATCTGCACTTGATACCTTTTTCCTTGGTGACCAGGACCTTATCGATTATGTACAGAGAATGGTTGGTTTGTCAGCTATCGGAAAGGTGTATGTAGAGGCACTTATTATCGCATATGGTGAAGGCCGCAATGGTAAGTCTACTTTCTGGAATGTTATCGCAAGAGTGCTTGGTACATACAGTGGCAATATTTCAGCTGATATGTTGACCGTTGGATGCAGAAGAAATGTAAAGCCTGAACTCGCAGAGGCAAAGGGCAAGCGAATGCTTATTGCAGCAGAACTTGAAGAAGGCATGAGATTAAACACAGCCAATGTAAAACAGCTTTGTTCTACTGATGAAATCTATGCCGAGAAGAAGTACAAAGATCCTTTCTCCTACACTCCAACCCATACACTCGTGCTTTATACGAATCACCTTCCAAAGGTCGGGGCGATTGACAAAGGTACATGGCGAAGACTCATTGTTATTCCATTTGATGCAAAGATTGAAGGCAGTGCGGATATTAAGAATTATGCTGACTACCTTTATGCGAATGCAGGTGGTGCGATTCTTTCCTGGGTTATCGAGGGTTCAAGAAAAGTGATTGCAGACAATTACAAAATCGAACCTCCACAGAAGGTGCGTGATGCCATTGAGCATTACAAGGAAAACAACGACTGGCTTTCAAACTTCATAACAGAACGCTGTGAGGTAGATGAAACCTACTCCGAAAAATCCGGTGATGTTTATAACGAGTACCGTATCTTCTGTAACCAGATGGGTGAATATGCAAGAAGTACAACTGATTTCTATACAGCCTTGGAAGTTGCCGGGTATGAAAGATTTCGTAACAGCAAAGGCAGATACATTAAAGGCTTAAGACTGAAGTCAGACTTTATGGAAGAAGACTAATGTCAGGAGGTGTGACACTTAATGACGGCTATTTACTATCCTTTTCTATAGAGATAAAAAAATTAGTCTATATATAAAGTATAGGAAATGACAGTCAACGTGTGTCACACCATCAAATTTATCATTGATGGAGGTGGCGTTTATGCGTGAAAAAGACGTGGAGCAGAAACTTGTGAAAGCTGTAAAGCTTGCAGGTGGTCTGTGCATCAAATTTACATCTCCCGGATTTGATGGAGTACCTGACAGACTGGTACTTCTGCCTTTTGGGAGAATAGCATTTATAGAATTAAAGGCTCCTGGCAAAAAGCCAAGACGCCTTCAGATAAGAAGAATGAAACAGCTGTCGGCACTTGGCATTAAATGTTTTGTGGTAGACAGCATTGATATGATCGGGGGTGTTATTGATGAAATACAGGCCTCATGATTATCAGACTTATGCTACCAACTTTGTACTTGAACATCCTGTGGCAGCAGTCCTATTAGAAATGGGTCTTGGAAAAAGTGTAATCACTCTGACTGCAATCAATGACCTGCTCTACAACAGCTTTGAAGTAAGAAAGGTTCTTGTGATTGCACCACTACGAGTTGCAAGAGATACATGGCCTGCTGAAATTGAAAAATGGGATCACTTAAAGGACATAACCTATTCAGTGGTCATCGGCACTGAGACAGAAAGAAAAGCAGCACTCAGAACCAAGGCTAGCATTTATCTTATTAACCGTGAAAACGTGGACTGGCTAATCAACAAGAGTGGCTTTCCATTTGATTTCGATATGGTTGTCATTGATGAGCTTTCGTCATTCAAGTCCGGTACAGCTAAAAGATTCAAGAGCCTTCTAAAGGTAAGACCGAAGGTGAAAAGAATCGTAGGACTTACGGGTACACCAAGCAGTAACGGATTGATGGACTTGTGGGCAGAATTCAGAATCCTTGATATGGGAGAAAGACTCGGAAGATACATAACCCATTATCGTATGAATTTCTTTGTGCCGGATAAACGAAATCAGCAGATGATATTTTCTTATAAACCAAGACCTGGTGCAGAAGATGCAATCTACAGACTGATATCGGATATTACCATTTCAATGAAATCGGCAGACTTCCTTAAAATGCCTGAATGCATTATCAACGAAGTCGAAGTACATCTTTCGGAAGAAGAACGTTCTGTATATGAAGAACTCAGACAGGATATGGTTGTATCTCTTGGCGAAGAAGAGATTGATGCAGTCAATGCTGCAGCACTTTCAGGAAAACTTCTGCAGATGGCTAATGGTGCAATCTATAACGAGGAAAAAGAGGTCTTTCACATACATGACAGAAAGCTTGATGCACTTGAAGACTTAATCGAAGGTGCAAATGGCAAACCTGTACTCGTTGCCTACTGGTATAACCATGATCTTGAACGAATCAAGAAAAGATTCAAGGTTCGTGAAATCAAGACGTCGAAGGATATCAAAGACTGGAATAATGGTGATATTCCTGTTGCTGTTATTCATCCGGCAAGTGCAGGACACGGTTTAAATCTTCAAAGTGGTGGTTCAACACTTATATGGTTTGGTCTTACATGGTCGCTTGAACTTTATCATCAGACAAATGCAAGACTATATCGACAAGGTCAGAATGACACAGTAGTCATCCATCACATTATTGCAAAGGATACGATTGATGAAGATGTGATGAGGGCATTAAGACTTAAGGAAAAAACGCAATCATGTTTGATTGATGCTGTAAAAGCAGGGATTGGAGGTGATGCCTATGGTGGCTAAGGAATACTTGAAAAAGATAGCTAGAATGGAATCCTACATTCAGAGCAAGAAAGAACGTCTGGCTGTTCTCAAGGAAATGAGCAGTGGTATTTCATCTCCGAAGTTTGATGATATGCCAAGGAATCCTAATAAAGGAAAGTCAAGACTTGAAGAAACAATTATCAAATATCTCGACCTTGAAAACGAGATAAAGGAAGATGAGAAAAAGCTTGAACATGAAAAGCTATATCTCTTGGAGGCTATTGGTCGAATTGAAGAGCCGGAATATCAGACCATACTGATAAGCCGATATTTCAAACACCAGTCATGGGATGATATAGCAAACAGTCTGTTCTACACCAAACGATGGCTCTACTCCCTTCATGGACGTGCCTTGGAGAGACTTGATGAGGAATTAGGCTAAAAGAGTTCACTCGAATTCACCTGAGATCACCTCAGTTCATCTATAAATCACTCCTATGGTGTGATATACTTATAATAGCAAAATAGACTAAGAACCAAGCCTTTGTGGGGAAACCTGCAAGGGCTTTTCTTATGCCCATAAGGAGGTGGATGATGTGCCTAGACTACCAAAGAAACCCTGTGGTGTCAGTGGCTGTCCCAACCTGACTGATGGAAGGTACTGTGAAGAACACGCAAAACAGATGAACCGAAGCTACGAGAAGTATGGAAGAGATCCTGCTGTACGCCGTAGGTACGGACGTGCATGGAAACGAATCCGTGACAAGTATGTATCGCAGCATCCGTTCTGTGAACTGTGCTACGAGAAAGGTATCCTTGTACCCGTTGATGAGGTTCACCACAAGCTACCGTTGTCAGAAGGTGGAACGCATGAGAGAACAAACCTTATAGCTTTATGTAAGTCATGTCATGCAAAGATTCATGCCGAGCGTGGAGATTATCAAGGAAGTAAGAAAACTCATGTATTTGGCTATGATGACAAGACCTAGGGGCAGTCGAAATCTCAAACGCATCAAGGTCCCGGGGAACGGCGTGGGGTCTTGCGTGTGAAAAAGGCGAAATCAAAAGGGTAATTAAAGGAGGTGTACCGATAGTGCCTACGAAATCTAATAATATCGGTGGCCGTGGAGGTGCAAGACCTGGAGCAGGTCGTAAGAAATCTGCGGTATCCGAAAAAGCAAAGAACGGAAATCCGGGTGGCAGAAAATTAGAAGTCCTGGATATCCCTGATGTTGAAGGTGTGGAAATGCCAAAGCCACACGATTTTCTTTCTGCTGAACAGAGAGATGGAAGTGAACTGCAGGCATCTGAAATATATGCAGAAACCTGGAGCTGGCTTAAGAAGATTGGATGTGAATCAAAAGTATCCCCACAGCTTTTGGAACGCTATGCGATGTGTTCTGCTCGATGGATACAGTGTGAGGAGATGACTAACAAGCTTGGTTTCTTATCCAAGCACCCCACTACACAGAAACCAATCCCATCCCCATTCATCAATATTGGCATCAACTATATGAACCAGGCTGTAAGGCTATGGAATGAGATATTTCAGATTGTTAAGGAAAACTGCAGTACGGATTATGATGATGCAGCTCCACAGAATGATCTGATGGAAAGACTCTTAAGAGCAAGGGAGGGCAAATAAAAATGATTGAAAAAGTAAACCCTGGTCACCCTGACAAGGTGGCAGACAGAATTGCAGGTGCCATTGTTGACTTGGCATATGCGACAGAAGAAAATCCAAAGATTGCTGTTGAAGTATTAATTGGACATGGCATTTGCCATGCGATTATCGAAACATCAGCTGTACTTGATGAAACTGATATTGAAAAAGCAATTGCTCGTATTGCAGGCAATGTGAAACCAGATATTGTGATTGTTCCACAGGATAGTCATCTTGCCAGAAATCAGGCAGAGAGCATTCATTGTGGAGATAATGGTGTCTTTCGTGGGATGCCACTTACTGATGAACAGAAGGCATTGTCCCAGATTGCAAGAGATATCTACAAGGTGTATCCATACGATGGAAAGTACATTCTTGATGAGGCAAGACTTATCATCTGTCAGAGCAATGCGAAAAAAGTACACTTAAAGGAAATCTACCGTGAGGCAGAAATCAATCCTCTGGGTGACTGGACTGGTGGCACAGATGTGGATACAGGTGCAACCAACCGTAAGCTTGGTTCTGATATGGCAGACTCCGTTACAGGTGGTGGTCTTCATGGAAAGGACTTATCCAAGGCAGATGTATCTGTAAACATCTATGCTTTCCTTAAAGCACAGAGAACCGGAAAGCCTGTGGAACTTGTATGTGCGATTGGTGACAGTTCTGTTGATGGTATTCCTTATGAAGAGATTGTTGCCCAGGCTAGAGAATATATCACCTCAATCGGTGGCTTTGAGAAGTTTGCCGAATGGGGTCTTTTTTAGAGGTGGCGTATGGGAAAGACAACAACTGAAATGCAGCTTGTAGCTGTTTCAAAACTTATTCCTTATGTAAATAATGCAAGAACCCACTCTGCTGAACAGGTGATGAAACTTCGTTCTTCTCTTCGTGAGTTCGGTTTTATCAATCCTGTAATCATTGACCGAGAGTTCAATGTCATCGCAGGTCACGGAAGAATTCTTGCAGCAAAGGAAGAAGGCATTCTTGAAGTACCGTGTGTGTTCGTTGATTACTTAACTGATGCACAGAAAAAAGCCTACATCCTTGCCGACAACAGAATGGCAATGGATGCAGGCTGGGACGAAGAGTTACTTCGTATTGAAATCGAGACGCTCCAAGGCGAGGACTTCGATATCGGTCTTACCGGATTTGATGAAAGTGAAATCGCAGACCTTTTTGGTTCTGATGATACTTCCGGTGTGAAAGACGATGATTATGATTTATCAGCTGCACTTGAAAAGGCAGCATTTGTTAAGCGTGGAGATGTATGGACGGTTGGCAGACACAGACTGATGTGTGGTGATGCAACATCAAAAGAAGATGTGGCTACACTTATGGACGGAAAGAAAGCCAACCTTATCGTAACCGATCCACCGTATAATGTAGCATTTGAAAGTTCCGATGGCTTATCCATCAAGAACGATAAAATGGCAAATGACAAATTCTATGAGTTTCTCCTTTCTGCTTTCAGGAACATGGCCGAGCATCTTGAAAAAGGTGGCTCGGCTTATGTGTTCCATGCAGACACAGAAGGTCTTAATTTCAGAAAGGCTTTCATCGATGCAGGCTTTCATTTGTCCGGCTGCTGTATCTGGGTAAAGAACTCACTTGTTCTTGGACGCTCGGATTATCAGTGGCAGCATGAACCTGTGCTTTATGGTTTCCTTCAAAACGGAAAACACTACTGGAGTTCAAAGGCAGGAAGAAGTCAGACTACCATTTGGAACTTTGATAAGCCTAAAAAGAATAAGAACCATCCAACATCAAAGCCTCTTGATTTGCTTGCCTACCCAATCGGTAATTCAAGTCAGGAAAATGCAATCGTTGTTGATACCTTTGGTGGCAGTGGTTCAACTCTTATGACCTGTGAGCAGACAAATCGTATCTGCCACACAATGGAACTTGATGAAAAGTACGCATCCGTTATTCTTCGAAGATATGTGGAAGACACGGGAGATGCTGATGGTGTATTTGTAATCAGAGATGGAGAGAAGATTCCATACTCTGCTTTAGTTAAGGAAGTGGAGGGATTGAATGACACAACAGAATAATTTGACCCTTGGGAGTCTGTTTGATGGCTCTGCAGGGTTTCCTTTAGGAGGCTTGCTTTCCGGTATCACCCCACTCTGGGCATCGGAAATCGAGCCTTTTCCTATTCGTGTAACAACGAAAAGACTGCCACAGATGAAACACTATGGAGATATTTCTGCCATGAATGGTTCAGAGATACCACCCGTGGATATCATCACATTTGGAAGTCCATGCCAGGATATGTCCGTGGCCGGCAAAAGAAATGGTCTTGATGGTTCTCGTTCAAGTCTGTTCTATGAGGCAGTCAGAATCATTAAAGAAATGAGGTGCAAAACCAATGGAAAATATCCAAGATTTATCGTCTGGGAAAATGTCCCCGGAGCATTCTCAAGCAACAAAGGTGAAGACTTCCGATGCGTCCTTGAAGAAATCTGCAAAATCAAAGACGAACAGTTGTCAGTGCCTAGATCTTCAAAATGGCAGAACGCAGGAAAAATCCTGGGAGATGGTTTCTCAGTCGCTTGGAGACAGCTTGATGCTCAATTTTGGGGAGTACCCCAGAGAAGAAAACGTATCTACCTTGTCGCAGATTTTGCAGGCTGGTGTGCCGGAAAAATACTATTTGAGTCAGAAGGCTTGTCTGGGTATTCTTCGAAGAGCATCTGCCCGTGGAAAGAAACTGCCAGAAGTTCTGGAGAAGGCACTGAAGAAACAGGCTTTGACAGCTTAATGTTTGAGAACCACTCACAGGACTCAAGGTATACGGGGCCTCTTGATGTGGCACAGACAGTTTCATCAACTTTTGGAACGGGAGGCAATAATCAGCCGTTCGTGGTTCATACACCAAAGACACTCAAAATAAGAAGTGGCTGCGAAGGTGGTGGCAAAGGTGCTTTGATACAGGATAACAAATCAGCTACCCTTGGATGCAACAATGATCAGACATTGTTTGTACCAAAGGTGTATGGCATCTGTGCCAAGGACAGCAATGCGATGAAATCACCAAACCCTAACAGTGGTTTCTATGAGGCTCAAACGAGCAGATGCCTTGATGGAAATGGTGGCAATCCATCATGCAATCAGGGTGGCATGGCTGTTATTGAGGGCAATGGTTCAAGACCATCCCACAAAGGTGATGGCTACAAGGAATCCGATGTGATGTACACCTTAAATGCAACCGAACAGCACGGAGTTGCATATGGTATTGGAAGACCTGCTATGAACCAGGGATACAATGCTAAGTTCAGCTTTCAGGTTGAAGAGGAAGTTGAACCTACTCTTGTGGCAGCAGGAGCAAGTGGTGTTGCTCATCCGGTATTCAGTTCAAGTAAGGCATCATTCTTTACAACAGCTGAAGAGGAACTTGCAAATACACTCGTGGCTACTGACTACAAGGACCCACCTATTGTAAATGACAGTCCAAGCTATGGATTTTACCCACAGATGAAAGCCGAATGCATCACATTCACGGAAGAAAAAAGTGGCTGTCTTGTAAATGGAACAAATCCCAGATTTCAGAACGGTATTCTTGAGCAGGACTATATCGTTAGAAGACTTACTCCAACGGAATGTGCAAGGCTACAAGGTTTTCCTGACTGGTGGTGTGATGACCTTGGAACAGAAGAACCTACCGATGAGGAGATTGCACTGTGGAAGGGTATCTTTGAAACTCATGCAAAAGCACTCGGTAAGGATATAAAACCAAAGACTGATTCACAGATTAGAAAGTGGTTAATAAATCCCCACTCCGATTCTGCAGAATACAAGATGTGGGGCAACGGTGTGGCACTTCCTAACGTAGTATTTGTGCTTTCAGGCATTGTGTATTACTCACAGTTTCCTACAGAATAATCGGCAGATATTCTTTACACAAACAACTTGATATATGTGCCTTTTAGAGTGATATATGGTACTACCAAAAAACAAAGGAGGTACATCAGATGGTACTACATTTTAATGTAAAGGGCGAAAGCCGAAAAGCAATGGTCAAGGCAATTGAAAAGGAACTCGGTGTAAAAGCCAGATACCTTGGAGTTCCAAGCTGCTCTTATGAAGTAGGAAACTACATCGTAGGAAAGAACGGAGAACTTGAATTTGCTGATGACTTAGGTATGGAAGAAACATCGGGCATCATTGATGCCTGCGTGATGGCTACAGGGGTTTCACCCGAAGAATGGGAAAACAATACGGACGAACCGGAAAGCGAGCCACAGGGCGAAATTATGGGGGTTACGGTGGCAATGCCGATTGACAAGGTTAAGGTTGGAAACCTTACGGCACTTATTGATTCCAAAGCCGGACTTATTAAGAAGGCACTTGGCATTGCTGATCTTGGCATCAGCATTGATGAGGATAAGGTTTCCTTCCCTTGGTTCTCCACAGAGATAGAACCTGAAACACTGCAGACCTACACCAGATTCATTGCAGCACTTTGTGAGATGAGTGTTAAACAGAAAAGAATCCAGGCTAAAGACAAGGAAGTTGACAATGAAAAATACGCATTCAGATGTTTCCTTTTAAGACTTGGATTCATCGGTACAGAATACAAAGCAGACAGAAAGATTCTTCTTAAGAACCTTGAAGGTTCTGCAGCATTCAAAAAAGGTGCGAAGGGAGGCGAACAGTAATGAACTTTCCAAGCAGAGAAATCGTTGAAATATTAAGAAAAGAATATCCGGCAGGTACAAGAGTTGAACTTGTAAGAATGGATGATTTCCAGGCTCCACCAATCGGTACAAAAGGTACGGTAAGGGGCGTTGATGATACAGCAAGCATCATGGTCAGCTGGGACAACGGAAGTAGCCTGAATGTGGTTTATGGCGAAGACAAATGCCGTAAAATCACTGAAGAATAAGGGTCAGAAATACACAGTTTTTCAGCTGAAAGATTGTGTAGAATATGGCTCTAATTAACTTGATATAGTGTGCTTTTAGAGTGATATATAGTACTACCAAAAGGAAAGAAATACACCAAACGGAGGTACATAGAATGAACGAAAAAATAGCACATCAGATTGAGGAAATGAAAAAGCAGACCATCGGAGTTGAGGTCGAAATGAACAACATTAAAAGAGATCAGGCAGCCAAGCTTGCAGCCGATTTCTTTGGAACAGGCAGATACGAAAACACAGCATCAAGAAACGGATACATGACATGGTCAGCCTGGGATAGCCAAGGCAGAGAATGGAAATTCCAGAAGGACGTAAGCATTGCCGGAGACGATGCCCACAAATGCGAAATGGTTACACCGATTTTGATTTACGATGACATGGAACTTTTGCAGGAACTTATCAGAAGGCTTAGAAAGGCAGGAGCCAAGAGCGATGCAACAAGAGGATGCGGAGTACACATTCATATCGGAGCAAACGGCCACACCCCACAGACCATGAGAACACTTGCAAACATCATGGCAAGCCACGAAGAACTTATCGCACAGGCATTGAACCTGGACGGATACCGAATGAGAAGATACTGCAGAACGGTTGACCCAAGATTTTTAGAGCAGGTCAACAAGAAAAAGCCAAAGACAATGAGCAAGCTTGCAGACATCTGGTACGGTTCACAGGATTGCAGCTACGGAAGAAATCAGCATTACAACGATAGCCGATACCATATGCTTAACTACCATGCAACCTTTACCAAAGGAACAATCGAGTTCAGACTTTTCCAATTTGATGCACCTGCTGACGGAAAGCAGAACGGACTTCATGCCGGACAGCTTAAAAGCTACATTCAGCTTTGCCTTGCACTTAGCCAGCTTGCAAAGGAAATGAGAACAGCAAGTCCAAAACCACAGCAGAATGAAAATCCAAAATACGCAATGAGAACATGGCTCTTAAGACTTGGGTTCATCGGGGATGAATTCAAAACAGCAAGAGACCTGCTTACAAGAAGACTTGCAGGAGATACAGCATTCAGAACTGCAAGGAGATAGCCTTGTAACACCTTAATAAACAAAGTCGACCACTTCGGTGGTCTTAAGGTGGTAGAAGGGTGTCCCCTTCAGAAAGGATGGAAACCATATGAGAAAACGATACTACATTGCCTATGGCAGTAACCTCAACATTCCACAGATGCGAATGCGATGTCCTGGAGCAAGGATAATTGGAACATCAGTCATTGAAGACTATCAGCTTTTGTTCAAAGGCAGCAAGACAGGTTCTTACCTTACCATTGAACCAAAGGAGGGTGCGACAGTTCCCGTTGCTGTATGGGAAGTAACCGAGCAGGACGAATTGTCACTTGATCGATACGAAGGATATCCGAACTTCTATTACAAAACGGAAATGACCCTGGATATCAAAGGTATCAGAACCGGAAAGATTCGCAGAAGACAAGCCTTTGTCTACATCATGCATGAAGAACGAGAACTCGGAATACCAAGCTGGTTCTATGTGAACACCTGCCTTGATGGATACCGAGCATTCGGATTTGAAGGACAGTACCTTTTTGATGCAATCGAAGTAAGCAGGAGGGATTCACATGAAGACTGAAAAAACAAGAACAGCTATATGCCCTAAGTGTGGCAAGGAATATCACGGGCATCCGGCTCTTTCAAGAACAGACAACACCACTTACATCTGCCCCGACTGTGGCACGAGAGAGGCTCTTGAGAGCATCGGTGTTGCCAGGGACGAGCAGGACGAGATTATTGCTACAATCCATAGTCACACAAGATAACAGAGAAAAGAATATAAGCTTTTTCAGGACTCCACAGGGGTCCTTTTTTCGTGGAGGTGAGACAAGTGCGAAAGCTTAAGAATTATAAGCCGACAAGGTTTATGGCAGAAGATTCTCACTACGATGAGTATGAGGCCAATTTTGCTGTAGCCTTTATCGAAGAACTGTGTCACACCAAGGGTACATGGGCAAGAAAGAAATTCAAGCTTATGGACTGGCAGGAACAGATTATAAGAGATGTGTTCGGTGTCATCAAGCCTAATGGATACAGACAGTTCAATACGGCTTATGTTGAGATTCCCAAAAAGAATGGCAAGAGTGAACTTGCAGCAGCCATTGCCCTGCTCCTACTTTGTGAAGGAGAAGAGCGTGGAGAGATTTATTCATGTGCTGCTGATAAAAACCAGGCAAAAATCGTATTCGATATTGCAGCTGATATGGTTCGTTTCTCGCCATCTCTGAATAAGAGAATTAAGATTCTGGAATCACAGAAAAAACTTATTTATTATCCAACCAACAGTACCTACCAGGTGTTGTCGGCAGATGTTTCAAACAAGCATGGCTTTAATACACACGGTGTTATTTTTGATGAACTTCATACCCAGCCTAATCGTAAATTATATGATGTGATGGTGCAAGGGTCAGGAGATGCAAGAATGCAACCTCTGTTTTTCCTTATTACAACAGCAGGAAATAATACAGAGAGTATCTGCTATGAAGTACATCAGAAGGCACTTGATATTATGGAGGGTAGAAAACATGATACTACATTCTACCCCGTAATCTATGGTGCAAGTGTTGATGAGGATTGGACAGATCCCAATGTGTGGCTCAAAGCCAATCCGAGTCTTGGTGAAACAATTCAGATGGATAAGGTAATAGCAGCCTGTGACTCTGCAAAGCAGAATCCTGGCGAAGAGAATGCATTCCGACAGCTTAGGCTTAACCAATGGGTAAAACAGTCCATCAGGTGGATGCCTATGGAAAAATGGGATGCCTGCAATTTCAAATTCAGTGAAGATGACCTTGAAGGACGTGTTTGTTATGGTGGCTTGGACTTATCAAGCACAACCGACATCACGGCTTTTGTACTTGTATTCCCGCCAATGGATGAGGATGACAAGTTTGTGGTTCTGCCATACTTCTGGGTACCGGAAGACACGCTGGACTTGCGAGTCCGAAGGGACCATGTTCAGTATGACCTTTGGGAACGACAGGGATATCTTCAAACCACAGAAGGAAATGTGGTTCATTACGGATATATAGAACAGTTCATTGAGAAACTTGGTGAAAGGTTCAATATCAAAGAAATCGCATTTGACCGTTGGGGTGCTGTACAGATGGTTCAGAACCTTGAATGTATGGGATACACAGTTGTTCCATTCGGACAGGGATTTAAGGATATGAGTCCACCAACCAAGGAACTGATGAAACTTGTGCTTGAAAAGAAAATAGCCCATGGTGGGCATCCGGTTCTCAGATGGAATATGGACAACATCTTTATTCGTACAGACCCGGCAGGAAATATTAAGGCTGACAAGGAAAAGTCTACGGAAAAAATTGATGGTGCGATAGCAACTATTATGGCACTTGATAGAGCAATCCGATGTGGAAATGTAAACACTGAATCGGTCTACGATACAAGAGGTTTACTTGTCTTCTGATTTTTCGATGACAAGCTTACCGTTTTCACAATGGATAGTAACTTTATCTCCAGTATGAAAGCCTAGATCTTCAAGCCACATACCGTTGATACGAAGTGCTGGTACTTCTTTATTGTTGTACCCCCCTACAGATGAAACAGTAAGATTTCGTTCTGCTTTGAATGGACGTTTTCTAGGTGTTTTATCTGCACCACGGGTTTTGACAAAATCAACATCATATGT